AACACCGAATCAACTCAGATGGGAATAGACGCGTATTTGAAGGATATAGTATGTTCCTACATATTGTGCGATGGGGGAGAAATTATTCAGAAGTTGACAGGTAATCCCAGTGGTCAAGTGAACACGATTACTGATAACTCGTTAATTTTGGTTTGGGCATGGTTTTACGCATGGAGCGTGTTAAAACCAAAAGACTATGATAGTACTTGGGAGGATTTTCGAGCTAATGTTGAATTATTTGTGTGTGGAGATGATTCCATATACACAATCTCGGATGAAGTGAAAAGTTGGTTTCACCCTCAGTCTATACAAGAAGTCTTTGAAAATGCATTTGATTGGAAATTTAAAATAGAGAGTCCAGAGTTTATGTTGTTGGACGACACTGAGTTCTGCTCAATGCACTGGGTGCATCAGGGAGGTAGAGTATTTCCTGCTCCAGTAGCTGCAAAAGTGTTGAGTAGTTTAGTGTATAAAAGCAAAACGGAATCGTTGCGGATGACGTTTTTGCGTGCTTGCGCGTTACGTATTGAATCATGGTATTGTAAAGAAACACGGGATATCTTAAATGATTTTTGTAGATATTTGGTGGATAATTATGAAAATGAGATGGTTCATGCTCCTATAAAAGAAAACGATCCTTTTAGTTTTGAGATTGTCAAGACATCGTACTTGGCACCTTATGAGATCGAGGAGTTGTATATTGGTGGTGAAAACTGTAACGTAAGCTTACGACCAATAGAATTTGTTGTCAGGGAAAACCCGACACATTTTCTTTCGTTAAACAATGAATTTCCTGGAAAAATTTCAGTATTCGATGAATGATCAAGAAGAGGACATTCAATCACAGGAAGGTTGGTCAGAGCGTCCCTGGAGATGGGTCCCAGATTATGTTAAATATCCTGCCGCAGTAGTCGGAGGTGTATATAGGAATCTGAGGCACGGCGTAAGCAAGAAGAAGGATCCCACGCTTAGTAAAGTCTTGTCAACCAAAGAGACTTTATTGGAGATGCCTAATCCTAAGAAGAATGGCAAAAAGAAACCTGGAAAGCCTAAGACAAGGAAGAAAGGTCGTAAAATCGGTACAAAAAAGAAAGCAAAAGAAGCTATTATTGCCGGTAATAAGCGAGTGGGTTTTAATAATTTCTCTGAAGATGTGAAACGACGTTTCAAAACTACTGTGCGAAAGCACAGAGTAGGAGGAAATATTCGGTTTGGAACCGGAAGAATGATGGGTTCTCTTATGATAACTGGTAGACAAAGGATTGGACAGTTAACGTATGCGTCGGCTGTAGGCACGCCGTGTATAACGTTTGATTCGATAGCTAGGGATGATACGATATGGCCGATCAGTCCTACAATGAAAGCGTACATTGGAACGCCTTTATATAATATTGCTACATGTTTTCAGCAATTTTTGTTTACAAAGTTTTCTTTAGAGTATGATGCTCGATGTTCAACAGGGGCTAGTGGTGGTTTGATTTTAACCTATGTTCAAGATGTTGATTTCTTGGAAGGTTTAGGTTATAGTGGTACCTCGCCAATTTTGGCCGAAGGGACACTAGCACAGACAGCTAACGCTAAGTCTTTTCCGTTTTGGGAAGATTTTCGTTATAGTCCGAATGTATTGAAAGGGAGATCAGCTAAATCCTATTATACAGTTAATGAGTATACAGCCTCAACAACTGGTTTCAACTTGGATGTAGCTGCAGATGCGGCTCAAGATCGTCAGTGTTATCAGGGGATGATACTGATATCAGGTACTGGTGGTGG